CCCGAAGCTTAACCCAATGTTTTCTGATGTTATCTTGACTGTGCGGGAAGGTACAAAGTTCAGTTGGGATACGGGGAGTACGATGGCAGATGTGAAGACACGGAATCTTCCTATTGCACAAGGACTGGCGGCGGACTTTGGGAAGATTATTAGTAAGTGGAAATCACGTGGGGGTATAGCATGAAGGAGGTGCAGGGCAATTGCCACTGAGAGTAACTCCGCCGAATTACCCGTCCGTAATTCGGCGGAGTTACCCGACCAACCAAAACCAATAACTGAATAAAAATCTGTTGCATACTGCTACCGCCCATGTAACTATACAATCTCACCGCGTCGGGGACTAGCGGTTTAATCTCAGTCCTCAGAAGCTTTCGTCATTACTAACACTCTACAACTTGACTACAGCCCTCAGCCATACATTTTATACTTTCCTTTAACCTTCGGTCTTCAGCCTTTTCAGGAGTTTTACCATGTCCTTCGACGCACAATCATTTTTAGATGCATCAGTTTCCGGCGCACTCGATACTAAATTAATCCCAGTACCTATTGGTGAATACCAAGCTTTTATTGACACAGTTGATGCCCGCTCATGGCAGACAAAAGACGGAACCAAATCCGGTTTGGCTTTGGATGTTGTATGGGTAATTGAAGATCAAGATGTTAAACAACTCTTAGGTCGTGACACAATTAAAGTTCGCCAAGGGATTATGCTGGATTTAACTCCCGAAGGGAAGTTAGATATGTCCAAAGGGAAAAATATCAACCTTGGCCGCTTACGGGAAGCAGTAGGGAAGAACTCAGCCCATGAGCCATTCAGTTTCACAATGCTCCCAGGACTGTTTGCTAAAGTCGCTGTGACCCACCGCCCAACTGATGATGATGTTTTTGCTGAGATCAAGAACGTTGCCAAGTTGTAATTTGCTCCCTGCCTTGTAACCTGTACTACGCACCACGAAGGTCAGAGCAACACATCGCTCTGACCTTTTTTCTCTTGCCCGAACGTCATTTGACCGAGCTGAAGCTATGATTGCCTCTACCAGTACCCATTCCAGTACCCATGCTATAACAGGTATCCGCTCTACCCCAGCCCCGCACCTCCGTGGTGGCTCTCGCTATCCCCCCTATACTCTACCCTACCCCTACCCACAATATCGCCGTGGCGGTAGGTTTTCGCCCTCCCAATCACTAACAGAAAGCCCAGAAAATGCAAACTATTCACATTGATTCTATCCTTATCACTGGCGACAGGCAGCGTAAAGATTTCGATGCAGAAGCTATGGAATCTTTACGCAGTACGATTGAAGCCAAAGGCTTGCTCCACGCCATCGTCGTGAGGGAATCCCCTGAAGGTCTAGTCCTAGTTGCTGGAGAACGCCGCTATCGAACAGTGCGAGATATCTGGATGCTCACAGGTGCTCTGAAGTATAACAACCAGATGGTTCCCAAAGACCATATCCCGTATGTTACTCTCGGACAGCTCACGCCACTTGAAGCAGAGGAAGCTGAGCTGGAAGAGAACCTGCAACGAAAGGATTTAACATGGCAAGAAAACGCTGCCGCCATGTCCAAACTCCACTCACTTCGTAGCCGACAAGCCCAGTCCGAAGGTCGTATCCATACCATCGCTGACACCGCAATGGAAGCCAAAGGTCGTTCTGATGGCTCCTACCATGAAGCGGTCAGGAAAGACATTATTGTCGCACAACACCTCCACAATCCTGAAGTAATGAAGGCTAAGAGTACGGAAGAAGCCTTCAAAATCCTCAAAAGACACGAAAACACAGCTAAAAATATTGAACTAGCAGCTACCGTTGGGAAGACCTTTACCCAGTCCGCCCATCAAGCTCTCAATACAAACTGCTTGCTATGGATGGCTACCACCTCCCCAGAGCAGTTTGATGTAATCCTTACCGACCCCCCTTATGGTATGGGGGCAGATCAGTTCGGTGATGGTGGCGGTGGCCGACTTGCCAATAACGAACACCACTACAAGGATGATTACGTCAGTTGGAAATCCCTGATGGGGCAATGGTGCGCTCTCGCCTACGCAGTCGCAAAACGAGAAGCCCATGCCTATGTGTTTTGTGACTTGGATAACTTCCATGAACTCAAGAAGATGATGCAGGATGCTGGTTGGTATGTTTTCCGCACCCCATTTATCTGCACTAAACCAGGCTCCGGTCGTGTCCCACTCCCTGATGAAGGCCCTCGACGCCAATATGAAACAATCCTGTATGCAATCAAAGGTCATAAAAAGACTACAGCAATTTACCCTGATGTTATCAGCACTGTTGCCGATGCTGGTCTTCTGCACGGCGCGCAAAAACCGGTGGCACTTTTTGAAGACCTCTTGCGACGTAGCGTTAGGCCTGGCGATAGCGTGCTTGATAGTTTTGCTGGCAGTGGAACTATATTCCCTGCTGCCCATAACTTTAAAGTTAAAGCTACCGGAATTGAAATGAACCCAGAATACTTTGCACTGTGCTACAAAAGAATTCAGCAACTGGATAGTGCTGCAGCAAGTGATGGCCTGACAAATGAACTTCAAGCAATGCTTCAGGGGAAATAATGACTGATCAACTAAAAACACAAGTTGGTGGTAACCACTATAAAGACTTTCCGATACAGCCAATTGAGTTCATCCATCGGAATGGCTTAAGTTATTTGGTGGGTAACATTATTAAGTATATAGTTCGCTATAAGCTGAAAAATGGGGTTGAGGACTTGAAAAAAGCTCAGCATTACCGGGAAATTCTAATTGCGGAAGAGACTTCAAAATGATCCCTACTCACTTCGTACCAAATTCCAGTATCCTTCTTGTCGGAGACTTTGCCTCTGAGATGGATATAGTCTCTAACACACCTTTCTCCCGCCAGATCGAGCTTGACAAGATGCTGGGGGAAGTTGGGCTATCTCGCGCAAGGGTTTCTATGGGGCTTGCTCACCCAGACCGTGCCCCAGGCGGTCGTGTTGAGGGATTGATAGCTGGACGCAAGATGGACATAACTCCCAAGCACATTCTGTTCCAAGGCAAGCACGTCCTCCCCTCTGTTGTCGCCGGTATTGAGCAGCTCCGATTGGATATCCTCCGCCTAAAGCCCAATGTGGTATGTGCTATGGGGAATCTCGCTCTTTGGGCCCTTACAGGTGAATGGGGGGTGACTAACTGGCGCAGCAGCATCATGGAGTCCACCTTGATCCCTGGGTTAAAAATCATCCCAACGCTGTCCCCAACCGTGGTACAGAAACAGTGGTCACAGCGCCCATTGATTGTACATGATCTGAAACGGGTTGTCAGGGAAAGTAAAACACCTGTAATTTCTCGGCCGAATTACTCTTTCGTAACTCGCCCTAGTTATGGGAAAGCACTGGAGACCCTGAACTTCCTCATTGACAAAGCCCTTCTTGCCTCACGCGCAACAGGCGATTCGTTGAAGATAGGGGTGGATATTGAAACCCGCGCAGGTCACATCGCCTGTATCGCCTTCGCATGGACTCCCACTGATTCCATCTGCATCCCACTAATGTGTCAGCACTCTGCTGAAGGCTATTGGACTCTGGAAGAAGAAGCCGAACTCGTGCAGCTAATGTGCAAGCTTCTCTCCATAACAACTGTCATAGGGCAGAATTGGAACTACGATGCACAGTACATCTACCGCCACTGGCATTTCCTCTGCCCCTCCGTAATCGACACCATGATTCTCCAGCATTCTTGCTTCTCCAACTTGCCAAAGAACCTAGCGTTCCTTTCCAGCATGTACTTGGATGACCACCTCTACTGGAAAGATGACCGCACCAACTGGACAACAGGCCCGAAAGGGGAAGGTGAGGATAAATACTGGATATATAACTGTACTGATGCTGTTCGTACCCTTGCTATCGAAACTGTCCTCCAAGTCGTTGTTGACAAGATGGGGCTCCGCGCTGTAAATGAGTTCCAGCAACAGCTCGCACCGATCGTACTCAATACCATGATTAAAGGTATTCGAGTAGACCTCAAGGGGA